TCAAGTCAGGTCGACCCAATCGGGCATCGCTGGCGGATCGACGCGCTGATCGCGGCCACCGGTTACGCCCCATTCTCCATTCGCGCGGAGCTTCGGGTATTGCCTGCAGATCCTGCACCGCAGGCGGCGCTCGCCGTCCTCGATCGTCGCCTCTATCCCGAGCCGCTCGATCAGCCAGATCGCACTGACAACCCGCACGGTGGTGCAGCCACATCGGATGTCGACTTTGGCCGGATGGCCGATCAGATGGGCAATGTAGCGCTGCATTGTTCGCGGTATGTTCCGCCGGGGCCGAGTCGGTCAAATCCCGGGCTTCCTGCGGGAGTCCGCGGGTGGTAGATTGGCGCCAAGCCATCCTCGCGGCCTGTCAACCGGGGACCCCTATGCGACCGCTATTTTATCGAGCCCTATTGCCGGCCCTTGCCACCCTCCCTGCCTGCTCGAGTGGGGGTAGTGGCTCGGGCGGCGCGGTGGTAGTTCCGCCGGTGGCGCCGGCGCCGCCGCCGACGCCTAGTCCATCGCCGAGCCCCAGCGCATCACCCGCCCCCGGCACCACTGTGGAGCTGGTGCTGCTGCTCGGCCAATCGAATGCCAATGGCTATGCGCAGACGGCGCAGCTGGCGAACGCGTTGAACCCCGGTTATGTGCTCAATCCCGCGAAGGTGCACATCTACTACAAGGACGGGCGCGCCAACCCCGATCTGACTGCCGACAACGGGCAGTGGCAGGATTATCGCGCGGGGACCAATTCGGACACCAATGCGAGCCCCAAGGATCAGTTCGGCCCCGAGCTGGCGCTGGCAAACAGACTGGTCGTGGCGACAGGCAACGAGGTCTATGTCATCAAGGGGACGCTGAACGGTACAGGCTTGGCGCCCAACGCGCCGACGATTTCGCCCGGCACCTGGACCGACGCCACCGCCGGCATCACCATGAATTACTTCTACAAGCGCGCGCTCCGCGACCTGAAGACGGCGCGGCCGGGGGTGACGATCCGCTTTCGTGGCGTGCTGTGGTGGCAGGGAGAAGCGGATGCTGCCGGCGGCATTCCGGGCGCGGATTATGCTCATTACTTCAAGAGCATGCGCGGCTATGTCGACAGCATTGTCGGCGCGGATTTCACCGGCTATCCTTGGGCATTGATCGGCGTGAATTATAGCGCCACCCCCGAGGAAGCGGCGGTCAATGCCGAGCTGTGCGGGATCGCGGCGGCCGATGCCAAGGCATTCTACTTCCCCTCGCTCGGGCAGTTGCGCAACATCGAGCTGTCGCCGGCACAATCTGCGCCGTTACCCGTCGATCCGAGCGACAAGCATATCGGGTGGATGGGACAACTGGTTGTCGGTGAGGAAGCGGCGGCTATCTTCCTGGGGAATGGCAGCGACAGGGGGTGCTAGTCAGGTCGATCACCGCGGCCATTCCGTGTTCGCCTTTTCGTGATGCGCTGCATCCATGCGGATATCGTGGAGGCGCTGGGCGCAATAGGCGTCCACCTCCTTCGTGCCATGCTTCGCGATAAACGAGCGGACCTGCAGCAGGGCCTGGCGCTCACCTTTTTTCGAACTCGGTAAACATCCGGGTCCCTCACCCCTGTTGCTCTGGTTGGGGATAAAAGATGATCGGGTTCGCCGCCAGTTTGAGCTCTTTCGTCGCCAGCTTCTCATAGTAGTCGCGTTCGGCTCGAACCGCCCGCAGCTCCGCATTCTCGGCGTAGAGCTTGCCATAGGCGAGAAGCACCGCCTCGATCGCGATCTCGAACGCGTGCTGGCCCGCGCGATCCGGATTTATCGGCCCGTGATCATGCATCGCCGCCGCGACGATACTGTGGACCGTCGCGTGGATGCGAGGATCCTCGTGGTAGAGCGCGGCCGCTACCTTGAGATGTTCATGCTGCTGAACGGCGAGCTCGACGTCGATCATTGTTGTGTCTCCTTCGCTCGCGTAAATAGTCCGTCGAGCGCCTTGCTAACGGCGCTGTGCACAGCGAACGCGATGCGCGCCTCGTGATCGTTGATGGCGCCGGCTCGGGTAAACGCGTCCGTGATCGCGGTACCGATAGCCTGGCGGATAGTTGCCTCGCTAGGTTCGTTCATGCGCTGCCTTCCTTCTTCGCATCTGCCCGCCGCTGCCGCTCCGCGCCGAGCAGGGCGACGATGCCGCGGCCGGCCTGGGCGGCGGTGCGCACCAGATAGGTTTCGATGATCCGCTCCACCGTCTTGATGCTGTGGCCGGTGATCGCGGCGATGGTGGGCACGGACATGCCCAAATTGGCCAGGCGCGTGACGCAGGTGCGGCGGGCGTCGCGAAATTCGAGCGCTTCGAGCGCGGCGGCGAGATCCTCGTTGCCCGCTGCGCGCGCCGTGGCGGCGGCGTGGTCGCGGATCTGGCCGAACTTCTCGATGAAGTCGCGCTGGCTCCACGGCGTGCCGGTAAGGTCGCCGTGGCGCGATTGGGCGCCCGCCCTGCCGCCGGCGGCAGCTGCCCGTTGCAGCGGCGTGGCGCTGCCCGGCAGCTGGACGGTGAGCGTGCCGGTGCGATCGCGCACGATCAGGTTGAGCGCGCCGATCGGCACGGGCTGGCCAGCCTTCACCGCATCGGCGGCGCGCTTGCGGGCCTGGGCGATCCGCGCCTCGACGCGATCGCGCATCTCGCCCGCGATCGGCACGGCGTTGCGCACGCGCCCCTTGTTCTGAATATGCGAGAAACCCATGACCTTGCCCGCATCGGGGCCGCGATCACTCGCCAGCGCATCGTGGAGATCGCGCTGCATGTCGAGCTCGGCGAGGGTGAGCTGGCGCCAGTTGCCGGTGTGAACCTTGAGGATGTCCGCCTCGCGCTGGCCCCAGATACATGCCAGTTCGAGCGCGAACCCGATCGATGGCAGGCCCAGCTCGTCCGCGGCGGCGACGAAGGCGGCTTCTGCCTCGTAGCTCCATAGCTGGTCGCGGGCAGGCGGCTTGGGCAGATCGAAACGCTCGAACGGATTGGCGCGAGGCTGGCTGTTCTCCGGGTGATCGTTCCACCAGCTGAGCACCTCGCGCCCCTTCGAGAGCAGCTTGAACGCCTGGCTGTGGCCGGGGATGTCGCGCACGCCATCGCGGATCAGGCGCGGAACCCTGTCTGCATCGGGGCAGATGGCGAGCTTGAGCGCGCGGACGCGTGCACGCGTGATCCATTGCAGTGGCTGCTTGCCCGCCCAGTCGCGCAGATAGTTGAGCTGCGTCTGATCGACCCGCTGGCTGCTTTCGGCCAGCGCCACCAGCTTTTCGCGCTCGTAGCGATCGAGGACGGCGCCGAAGGTCTGTGGGGCGCTATAGGCCTTTACCTCGCGGGGGCGCTCGCCGCCCTGCTTCCACCTGGTGAGCTTCTCGTCCTGGTTCTTCCATAGACCGAGCGCTGCGATCAGATCAGGGGCGTCAAGCTTGACGGATTTCCAGCCCGCCTTGCGCTGGCGCGGGTTCGGTTCCCAGCCATAATACATGCCCGAGGCCAAGGGCTTCATGACGAAGCCGGGGTAGTTTTCCTTGCCGATCTTCATGGGCGGTTCCCGGGTGAGGCGGGGCGGTGAAACTATCGCGCCGGTGGCGGCGCGGCAAGCGGGATGGGTGGCCGGGCGTTGGCTAGGCTGAGTAGCACATCGGCATGACACCATGCCGATGTGGGTGTGCACCAGCATTGCAGGTTCCTGCCTGCGAGCGCCGGGAGCCGGGAGAGCACGCGTTCGCGCCACCGGCGGAGGGCGTCGATCTCCGCGTCGCTGAAGCCTGCGGCCAGCAGCACGCGCGGGGTCATGTCGCCTTCGAGCCAAGATCGATACAGGATCACGCTCCGGGCATGGCCGATGCGGTTTCGATCCGAGAATGGGTTCCCCCAGAGCGTCGGGCGGCCGACATACACGGCGCCCATGGGCGTATATGCGTTCCGCTTGCGCGTTCGATGCAGGCGGCGCGGGACGGCATTGATCGGAGGGGCGATTCGCCCCTCCGATCCGACGGCGAGAGAAGGAGCCGGCGGCATCTGGTCAACCGTAACCGTCACCGGAACCGGAACCGTCACCGTCACCGGAACCGTAACCGTCACCGTCACCGGAACCGTCACCGGAACCGTAACCGTAACCGTCACCGTCACCGTAACCGTAACCGTCACCGTCACCGTCACCGGAACCGTAACCGTAACCGTCACCGTCACCGTCACCGGAACCGTAACCGTAACCGTCACCGGAACCGTAACCGTAACCGTCACCGGAACCGTAACCGTAACCGTAACCGTCACCGGAACCGTAACCGTCACCGTCACCGGAACCGTAACCGTCACCGGAACCGGAGAGCCCGCCGGTCACCGCACCCATGTCGCGCTCTCGATGCTCGCGACTGCCTCGGGGGTGCAGTCGATAATCTCGATCGCCTCGGTGAGGGTGATGGTCACCGGATCAGCGACACGGCTCTTCTTGGTATCGAGCCCGCCGGTGGCGAGGCCGCTGCAGCTGTTCGCGCCTACCCAATAGTGGATGCGGCGGCTGCGCTCGAGATCGACTTCCTTGCCGTCGCGGCGGGCCAGGTAACCGAAGTGGACGCCCGCGGAATAGGTGCGAACGATTACGGGCTTGAGAGCGGCGCTCTCGGCAGTGTCAGCCATTTCAATCTCCTTGGTTGGCTGGGTTGAAACTTGTGCGGTCACGCGCGCGCAACCGGGATCAGCACACCTGCCGACGGCGGGCGCCGCGTAGGGTGATTGGGCTGGATCGCGATCAGGCGCAGGACTTCCCCATTGGGACCGTTCAGCGCGGCACGGACCCGCTGCTCGTCAAAACGTTTGGAGGTGGGCATCACGCATTCCGTCAGAAGGGAAGCTCGGCCGCGAGGTGCGGCTCGATGAAGCAGATGCCGCGCTCGAAGGCGCCGTGAGCCGGGCCGTGCGCATGCGCGGCGACATGCGCGCCCAGGGCCTCGCCGGCACCCGGGCCGAGCTGGCCGATGCGGACGATCGCGGCATAGGCGATGGCGGCGACCTGGTCGGCGGCGGCGCCGTCTATGATCTGCTCGATGTGATCGAGCTCGGGGCTGTGCATGCTGGTGCTCGCGGGTTGGCCGCCAATGGCCTCGACACTGGCGGCTGAGGGGGTAGAGGCGTTGCCGGATGCGATACCGAGGGGTTCGGCAACCGAGGCGCGCCGGAGGTGGGCAATCGGCCGTTCGGCCAGGGCTGCGGCGTTGGTGAGACCGAGCCAGAGCGCGAAGCGCTCGTCGAGATGGAGGAAGCGAAAGGCGTTGTTCGGCCCGACCAGCACCGGGCGGCCACTCGCGTGATGCACGATGATGGGCGGGTGGGGCATCAGAACGGGTAGTCCGCTTCATTGCCACCTGCCTGTGGCATGGTGCCCCCGCCCTCAACCGTCTTCGGCGTTGCGGGGATAATATAGGCTTCGGGCTCTCCTCCGAGGGCGATGCAGGCGCCGTCCCATGCCGCCTGCCAGAGTTTTGCTGTGGTGCCCCCGCACGAGTAGCTGCGCTTGCCGTCGCGATACGCTGGGACCACGCGATCGGCGATGTCCGTGCAGCGCTTGGCGAGGGGGTCGTTGCGCTGATCGGGCGTGTGCTTGACGACTTGCCTCAGGATCGCGCCTGCCATCTCCTGCGCTTCGATGGTGTTCAGCCCGACGGCGGATCCGCCCCTTGCGCCAAAGATCGAAATACCGATTGGCAAAGCCGGGTTGCCGCGACAATCGGACACGACAAGGCTCAATCCTTCCTTGTCGGACCGGAAGTGGTCGTCACTGCTCACGCGGCAATCTCCATCGGGTTGAGTGGTTCCCTGGGGCCCCAGAGACGGTCCAGGCGGCCGATCCAGCGTTCGAGCTGGGCGACGATCAGCTCAGCTTCGAGCTTCGCGCGGAGCTCGGTGCCGGCCTGCGTCTTCTGGCTGGCCTCGAGCGCGAGGATGACGCGGTTGGCGGCGGTGCGGTGAAAGCGGCGGAGGGTGGCGGGGGCCACCACGTCGAGCACCTGGGCGCCGCTGCTCAGCCTGCGCGCAAGGTGGGCCATGCCAGCCCAGTCCTGCCCGGGATCGACGGCGCCGCCTTCGCCCGCCTGGTCGCGCCATTCGGGGCCGCGCGCACGGGCGGCCTCGCGATCGGCGATCATGGCGATGCGGCCCTCCTCGCTGTCGCTCCACCCGGCGAAATAGACCCAGTAGAGCGCGTGCAGCGCGTCCCAGCATTCGAGGATGCGCCGCGCGGCGTCCTCGGTCATCGGATTGGTGGGGCTCGCCGCATATTTGGGGAGCGATCCGCGCTTGATGTTGAGCTCGGTGCGGATCTCCGCAACCTTGGCGTCCCAGGTGCGGTTCGGCCCCTCGCGCTTCGGCTCGGCCGGCGGGGTGATGCCGCTGGCGACCGCGATGTTGTGACGGAGCATCCAGGTGCGCGCCATCAGGTCGTCGCGGATCGCGGAGAGCGCGGCGATGCGCCCGGCGGCGGCCGCCTCGGTCATCGTCGCCTTTTCGATCAGCCGGGCATAGCCGGTGGGCGCATTGCGCCGGGCGAGCTCGCCTTCCACTTCGACCAATATGTCGAGCTCGGGCACGCTATAGTCCGGCGGGCGAACGCTGAGCGGCGAGCGCCAGGGGAAATCGCTGGCGAGGGGCGCGCGGGTCACCGGGCGCGCTCCGGCAGGTGCTCGAAGTACCGCTGGTCGTCCTTGCAGGTCGCGCAGGCGCGGACCCGGGCAAAATAGGCGCTTTGCTGCTCGCTCGACATTTCGCGAAGTGCGGCGGCGGTAGTGGAAACCTCCCCGCAACCGCAGCTATGGTCCCATGCTCCAGTCTGGCTCATTGCATCCTCGCAAGTCTAGCGCAGCGGGCGGCGTCGAGACGCTCGAACAGGTCGCGCTCGCTGGCGTTGAGGTAGGGCGGGGTCTGGCGGCGCGCGGCGAGTGCCGCCCACATGGCGTTCTGCACGCGCGGCGCCGGCAGGCGCCCGATCTCGAAGCCGAGCTGCAGATCGGGCCATGCCTGGCGCGAGATCTCCGGCTGGCGGTTAGACCTACCAGTGACCCGAGCGGCGCCGTTTTGGGCCGGCGCCGCTCGGGTTTGGCGCCGCCCGGGCGGCACATCACCGGAGCCTTGCGGTTCGGTGAACAGGAGGGGCTGCATCACCAGCGGCCCCAGATGCGATCGGAGATCCGCTGCCAGATGTGGCGATAGTCGCGCGTCAGCGTGATCGCGGCCAGGCCGAAGGCGAAGGCGAAGGGCATGTATTGCCAGCTCATGCCTTGCCGCGCGCTTTGGCTAGGGTGTTCCGCGCGACGCTCGACCATGCTCCGCCGCGTGAGGCGATCAACTCAAGGGTCGAGAGTATGGCGGGGATGGCCGCGATCGCCTGCGCATCCTTGAGCTCGGCGATTGGGCTGGCAACGACGCGGTGGCTGCCGTCATCGACAATGACGAAATTCTGGCGGTCCCGGCGGTGCAGGCACCAGTTTGGGGATGCTTTGGCGTCCATCACGCCGACACCCCCACGCCATGCGCGCGGGTGCGCCCGACCATGCGGGCGGCGACCATTGCGGCGGCTTCGTCCATGTCGTCGTTGGCGGCGAGCTGGCGGCCGGCTTCCTCGGCCTGGGCGGCTTCGGGTGGCAGGCGATCGTGAAACCACTGGTCGACCGCCTGGCGTTGCCAGCGGCTGTGGGTGGTGACGGCATCGATCAGGGCCGCGCCGCGCATGTTCGGCAGCGGCGCCGGAAAGCCCTGTTCGCCGATCAGGAGATTGATGAAGCGGAGCTGCCAGCGATCGGAGTGATCCTCCTTGCCGAGCTCGGCCATGATGTAGTTCAGCCCCACTGTTGGGGCGCGATGTTCGGAAAACAGGGTAGCCACGCCGTTACCTCCGGGCCGATGAACGGCGCGGAAAGTAACACCACGTGTTACTACGTCAAGTGGGAAAGTTGCATATGGCGTTACAATCGCGAACGCAAGGCGAACGCGGCGAGGCCGATTGCATCAAAATAATTTGGTCAGGCGGCTTCCTCGCCCGGTGGGGCGCCATAGGGAATGACCGCATCACTCACCCGATCGAGCATTTCGCGCTGGCCCTCGTCGGCAACGCGATACCGAAGGAGCTGTTTCCGCTCCGCCTGGTCGCGGGCTACATTGGGATTGTCACGTGTCGGGAGCAGGTCTGCGGCGTAAACCTCTAGCTGGTCAGCGATGTCCTGCAGCTGCTGTAACGTGATCGCCTGCAGACCGCGCTCCATGCGCGACATGCTCATCTTGGTCACGCCGATGGCCTTGCCCAATGCCTCCTGGCTTACGTCGCGGCGCCTGCGCCACTCGTAAATCCGGTTCGGATAGTCCTCCATGCGAAGGAAGGCTATGACCTGAGCTGTCACCCGGCTAGCTACTCGTGGCGTTACACCCACTTGTCAAGAAGTAACATGTGGCGTTACGTCGTTTCATTATGAAGCGATCGCCCATGATGCTCCGCCTCTGGCAGCGCGAGAGAGGATATTCCGACACGGATGCGGGGGCGCATTTCGGTGTCACCCGGCAAACCTGGCTCCGCTGGAAGGGCGGCGCGGTGCCCGGTCCCGCGCACATGATCGAGCTGTTCCGTGACGGCGTGGCTCAGCCCAATGACTTTTACGACCTGCCGGAGCTGGTAGCGCCAAGGAAGGCCGCCTGATGCCCAAGGGCGCCTGGAAGGATCGCACCAAGCGATCGGCGGCGGCCAAGAAATCCGCTGCGCATCGGCCGAACAAGCCGCGCGGCCCCTATGGCATGCGCGTGCTGCCCGAGGACGTGAAGCTGCGCATGCGCGCGATCGCGGAGCGGCTCGAGGCGGGCAATCCGCTGGCGCCGGCGGACGGGCCGCTGCCCACGCCGGGCGAAGTCGGCGCGCGGATCGACGCGGTGCTGGGGAAACTCGACAAGCGGGAGACGGTGGGATGAACCAGGCATCGGCGATCAAGGCGATCGAGGCTGTGATGGGTGAGCGCGCTCGGCAGATCGATGCCGAGGGCTATACCGCCGAGCGTGACGACGGCTATTTGCAGGGTGAGCTGCTGCTCGCCGCCGATTGCTATGCCGAGCATGCCCGGGGCCGCAACGGCGAGGCGGTGCCTGCCACCTGGCCTTGGGATGCGGCATGGTGGAAGCCGAAGCATCGCGCCCGCGATCTCATTCGCGCCGGTGCTCTCTATGAGGCTGAGATCGCGCGCCTGAAGCGCGCGGCGGCGCGGGCGGGTGCGCGCGACGACGATCCTTGCTGGGCTGCCGTCGCCGATGTCCAGCGCCTCTATGAGGGTGTGATCCGCGATATCGCTGCCGGTTGTGACGAGCCCCTGGGCGAATGGGGATGGTATTTAGGCGTCGATGTCGACGACGACGAAATGGGGCTCGAGGGTACGCGGGAAGCGGCGATCAAGGCGGGCCTGGGCCAGCACGAGCCGGGTGGATGCTTCTGGATCATCGAGGCGCGCATGCGGCTCGCGGACGAGGATGCAATGGGTCGCGGTGAGGCCGACAGTGCGCCTTTTGCCGAGAGCCGCAATGGCGCCTGGATCACGGTAGGCGAGGACGGCACCGCGCTTGAGAGCGCGGAGGCTGGCGCATGAGCAGCCTGTTCATCCCGGTGAGCCTCCCGCTTGGGGGGGGGGCGCCCACTCGTAAAGGTCGGCGGTCGCCGGTTTCGCCAGCACGGGCTTGCGTGGGCGCGCAACTGGCGGGCGCGGATGAAGCCGCATTTCGACGCGCTGTACGGGCCTGAGTGATGCTCGGCCCGATCCCCTTCGTGCTGGACTTCACCAGCGGCCCGCCTTCGAACGGTGCGCACATGCTCGCCTGGTGGGGCGGGCAGGACGCGGATCGCTGGGACCGGTTCGGCGCGGCGCTCGCGGAGCGATCGGGCTGGATCGAGGATCTGCTGCTCGGCGATGTCGAGCCCAGCCCGCGCATGGCGCAGAGCATCGCCGGCATGACGCAGGGCGTGGTGCCCGCCGAGCAATGGGATTGCGGCTGCTGCCTGGACTGGCGCGACAAGCCGCTGGGCTGGGCGGGACCGCCCGGCAGATATGCACCCTGCGCGCCGGCTTCCGCGGGGGAAGCTTGACATGCGCGGGGGGGATGAAATCGGTAACGGATCGGCGGGGTGTCACTCCCCCGCTGTGGCGGGCGACCTTGCCGACCCCCGGCGGCCCGTCGACCTGGGCCGCGCCCTGCCCCTAGAGGGGCGCGGCCCACTTTACCTGCAGTTCTGCAATCCGGGCGCGGACAGCTATTGGAGCGGCTGGTTCGGCGCTCGGCCCGCGACGCCAGCAGAAGAGATCCGGAGCCTGGAGGGTAGCGGGCTCGTCTGGTGGCCCAATGCTTGAGCATCCCGCCACCACCGCCGCCAGCGCCGACGCGGTGATCCTCTCGCATTGGGATGCGGGGCACTCGATCGAGCGGATCCTGCAGGAAACCAGCTTCTCCCGTCGGCGGGTGGAGGTGGTGATCAACAGCTTTCACATCGGGCCGAGCCCCGCCGAGCTGGATATCCGGCTGGGGCTGGGCGCGGCCAATGCCGAGCATGCCCAGCGCCTGATCGCGCTGCAGCGGCGCATGGCGAAGGAAAAGGAACAGGCCATGGCGCGTGAGCGGCAGCGGCGCGACAGCTCCGCCGAGACGCGCGAGCTGAACGACGAACTTTCCGCGCAGATCGAGGCGGTGTGCAAGAAATACCTGCCCAATGGCTGGAAGGAAGGGAACGAGTGGGTCACCTCCAACATCCATGACGACGGCTCGGGCTCGTCCAGCCTCTCCGTCAGCCTGAAGGGGCCCCGCCAGGGCGTGTGGGTGGATTTCGCCAATCCGGCGCACAAGGGCCTGCCGCTCGGGCTGATCTGCGCGGTGGAATGCGGCGGCGACTGGAAGCTGGCCTATGCCGAGGCGCGCGAGTTTCTGGGCAAGGACGATCCGCGCCAAGCCAGCGACGATCCCGAGGTGCGCGCGCGCATCGCCGCGGAGAAGGCGGAGCGTCAGGCCGCGCTGGCCGAGCTGCGCGCGGCGCGCGAGGCCGAGGATGCCGCGCAGGCGGCGCGGATCCTGAAGAGCGCGGTGGCGCGGTGGCAGGAGGCCAGGGTGCTGGCGGCCGGCGATCCGGTCGATGCCTATCTGCGCGCGCGCGGGATCGACCTGGGGGCGCTCTATGCGCTGACCGGGCAGCGGCCCGGGGCGATCCGCTACAATCCCAGCCTGCAATATGGCGCGAGCCCGCCGAACGGCCCGCCGGCACCGCGCTTTCCGGCGATGGTGGCGATGGTCACCGCGCTGGACGGCACGCATATCGCGACGCACCGCACCTGGCTGGATCCCAACGCGCCGGCCAAGGTGCCGCCGTCGCTGCTGCCCGGCGGGAAGGGTGCGCAGAAGAAGGTGCTCGGGCTCTACAAGGGCGGGCACATCCCGGTGTGGAAGGGCGCGCATCGCTGCCCGCTGAAGGACATTCCGGCGGGCACGGACGTGTGGGTATCCGAGGGCGTGGAAGACGGGCTGACCGCCGCGTGCGCCAAGCCCGAGCTGCGCGTGATCGCCGGCATCAGCGTGAGCAATTTCGCCGAGCTGCATCTGCCCGAGCAGATGGGGCGGCTGATCATCCTGCGCCAGAACGATCCGCCCGGCAGCGATGCCGATCGGGCGGTGCAGTCCGCCGCCGCCGCGCATCGCGAGCGGGGGCGCAAGGTGGGGTTCGTGCGGGTGGGGCAGGGATGAGGGCGCTCGATTTGTTCAGTGCTGCGGCCGGCGGCTGGTCGCTGGGCCTTCACCGTGCCGGTTTCAGAACCGTCGCCGCCTGCGAGGCGGTGGACTGGCGCCGCGCGCTCTATGCCGAGAACAATCCGGGGGTCCCGATCTATGACGACGTCTGCACGCTCACCGGCGAACGCCTGTACGCCGACCTCGGCATCCTCCCCGAGCTCGTTGTCGGGAGTCCTCCCTGCCAAGACATCAGCCCCGCCAACACCGGCGGAAAGGGCGTCGAAGGCGCGCGTTCCGGTCTCTATTTCGAAGCAATCCGTATCATCGGAGAGGTCCGTCCTCGTTGGTTCGCTCTTGAAAACAGCGCTAATCTCCGAACTCGGGGCGCTGACGCCGTGCTCGCTGCACTGGAAGGCCTCGGCTACTCCTGCTGGGCGTTCGTGGTTCGTGCTGGCGACGTTGGCGCCAATCACGAGCGTCCCCGGAGCTGGCTTATCGGCTGCGACCTCGAGCAGGTTGCCGACACCCATGGCGATGGACGGACAGCGGAATGGGGCAGGTGGCGGCGCGGGTTCGACCTATCCGATGCGGATGATCCTGACGAGTGCTTCGGCCAGTCTGCCGACGCCGCGGAAGAGCGACGCGCGGCATGGTCCGGAGATGACAAAGGCACGGGGAGTGAAGCGCACGGGTATGAACCTTCGCACTCTGTTGCATCCACCAGCACTTCTCGAAACACTCCCGACCCCGACCAAGCGGGACAAGCGGATGGATGCTTGGTCCCCGGCATACGACAAGCGCAAATCGCCCACGATGGACGCGGTGATGTCCGGCGCGATGATGTCGTTGACGCCAACGGCGACGGGCAACCTTCTCTCCCCCAGCATGCAGAAATGGGGGGGGGCGAGAGCTCTGGCGGCGCTTCTTCGGAGCCATGGGCTGAGTGGAACCTCGGCCTTGCCGGTCACCTACGGCTGGATGATGGGCTTTCCGCCTGGGTGGCTGGCGCGCGCATTGCAGTCGGCGGTCCAAAGGGGACAGCTGCAGCTGCGCTGCTCGTCGAAGCCTTCGGCGACGCGGTAGTCCCGCAGATCCCGGAGGCGATAGGGCGCGCGATCTTGCGCGTGGAAGCCGCACTCGGCGCCGTCGCAGCATGACCGGCGAGCCGCTCAAGGACATCAACGATCTCGCCCAGGCGCAGGGGCTCGATGCCGTGCGCAACGCGCTGGACAACATCACCGACGACATCGACGCGCCGCCGCCCGACTATGACAGCGATCGCGGCGAGGAAGAGGATTATGTCGGCGGCGCCGGCTGGGCGGGATCGCGCGAGGCGCGGCCGCCACGCTACATGCCCGACGACTGCCCGGTGATCCCGCTGGGCACGATGGACGGCATATTCTATTTCCTCACCGCGCTGGGGGAGTTGCGCGGCCTGCCCGCCGACAAGGTAGCGAACAAGCACATCGTGGCGATGTTCGCACCGGACAGCCTGTACCTCGAGGATCAATGGCCGCGGAAGCGGCTGATCGCGCAGACCGACGATGCCGGCGTGGCGGTGAAGGACAAGGACGGCAACACCCTGAAGGAATGGGTCACGATCGGCTGGAATACCGAGATCGTTACCACGCTGCTGATGGACTGCTGCGCGCGCAAGGGCGTGTGGGACGCGCGCGAGAAGGTGCGCGGGCGCGGTGCCTGGCGGGCCGACGACGGCAGCCTGGTGTTGCATTGCGGGAACACGATCCTGACCAACGGGCGCTGGCTGGCGCCCGGCGAGCACGGCAAGATGGTGTATCCGGCGCAGGCGCCGATCCCCAAGCCCTTCGAGGCCGGCCATTCGACAGCGGAGCAGCTGATGCCCCGGCTGGTCGCTACCTATCGCGCGCGCGGCATGAAGATCACCGGCGTGGGCGGCAGGGAGATCCCGCTGGGCGGCGTCACGCCCGCGCGCTTCCTGTTCGAGATCCTGAAGACGTGGAATTGGGACCGATCGCTGATCGATCCGATGCTGCTGCTCGGCTGGATCATGCTGGCGCCGTTCGGCGGGGCGCTCGACTATCGCCCGATCCTGTGGCCGACGGGCGGGCGCGGCACGGGCAAATCGGAGCTGCTCGAGCTGATCGCCGCGCTGTTCCAGAACGCGCTGCTCGTCTCGCCCAAGGCGAGCGAGGCGGGCGTGCGCCAGGTGATGGGGCAGCAATCGCTGCCGGTGAACCTGGACGAGAGCGAGGCGGGCAAGGACAACAGCAAGATGTCTGCGTTGATCGAGCTGGCGCGGCTGGCCGCGACCAGCCAGGGCAACATCATCAAGGGTGGGCAGAACCACCAGGCGAGCGAGTTTCGCGCGACCAGCTGCTTCCTGTTCACCTCGATCCTCGTTCCCCCGCTCGAGCCCGCCGACAAGAGCCGCATGGGCATATTGGAGCTCAACCGGCTGCCCGCCGGCGCGCGCAGCGTGGGCTTCAAGAATTATGTCGATGAGATCGGCCGGCTGGGCGCGTGGATGCGCAAGCGCTTCTGCGACAATTGGGGCCGGTGGGACGAGCTCTATGGTGTGTGGAGCGAAGCGCTGATGGATATCGGCGAGCAGGGCAGTCGCGCCGCCGACCAGTTCGGCTCGCTGCGCGCGGCGGCCGAGCTGGCGCTGTTCGACGGCATGCCCGAGGCGGAGGATGTGGCGATGTGGGCTGAGATGCTGAGCCTGCGGAACCTCGCCGAGACCAGCGACGCGCCCGAGGAAGGTGAGATTTGCCTGGGGAAGATCCGATCGAAGCCGGTGCAGCTCGATTTTCGGCGCGGGCAGCGGCTGGTGAGCGAATGGCTGGTCGATCACATGAAGCCGATCGGCAAGGATCAGTACGGCGCGGAGGATCAAGAGGACAAGCAGCGGCGCGAAACTGCCGAGGTCGCGTTGGGGCGTATTGGGCTCAAGGTGGTCCGTTATGGCCCGAATGACCGCGGTAAGAACAAGCCGCCACCTGAAATCTTTGGAGAGTGGTTGGCGGTTGCTTCCAGCCATGACGGGCTCGAGCAGCTGCTGCAGGGTACTAAGTTTGGCGAGGGCGTGTGGAGCCAGGCGCTGGCGCGCTTGCCCGGCGCGATCAAGGCGAGCGTCAACAAGCGCAACATCCGGTTCAATGGGCATCAAAGCAAATGCACGCTGATCCCGCTCGCCGTGGCGCTGCCGCCCGGGGACGAGGATGACGAGGAGGATGCCGGCGCGGTGCCGGAGCGTGCGCGGGCCTAGCGCGGCGGCTTGAGGGGGGTGACCTGGGCGCAGCGCGGGCTGGTGACGGCGCGGACGAGCTGGTCCGCGAGATCCAGCGCCGCGGCCGGCGTGTAGACGCGCTCGCAGACCGGCTTTCCGTTGCTGAAATCGATCACGATGTAGTGATTGCCTTCCCGCTTCGCGGTCGCTTGCTCGCATAGGTACACAGTACACGCCCCGGCCATCCGCTATCCCTCCCCTGGCGCGACCCGCGGCGCTTTTGCACCATTCTGGACCTGAAACCCTATTCGACTTCGGCGGGGGCGCAAGCGAATGTTACAGCTGCGTCACATTCCGATCCGTGATAAGGCGCGTGAGTCGTTGCGAGCAATTATCGATTGTTGTCGCCATGCCGTGCAATTCGTGCGCCGAGCAGTTCCAGATCCTCGACGCCGCCTGGGCCGGCCAGCGCCTCGATCGCGATCATGAGCTGGCCGATATAGGTGGCGCGCGACATGGCGCGTTCGCGCGTCTTCCCGTTGATCGTCTCGCGGATATGGAAGGTGTCGCCGCCATCGGGCGTGTAGATTTCCGCCAGGCCGCGCTGCCAGAATATGGGGTGTTCGGTCACGGTTGTGCTCTTGTTGCCCGCGGTGCGACCCGCGCCCGCCGAGGCATAAGCTGTTGAGGATGAACGCAACACTTACGTAGCATTGCGGGGTGACGCTACGGAAGACGCTGGCAGGGGTGCCATTCTGGGTCATCGCGACACGGCGCCCCGACCCCGCGCGAGGTGGGCAGGATTTGCGGTGGGGCTCGCGGGTGTGGCATGGGCGCGGCTTCCAGGGAGACCGTTGATGCTATTGGTAACTCTTTTGCTGATCGCCCAAGACGAACCTGAGACTTCGCGGATCGCGCGGGCGTGGAGCGAGTGCGTGATCGGAAAGGCGGCCCGATGGAGCGCACAGACCGAGGCGGCGCGCGCTTTGGCATCGGTCGCGGTTGCGGCATGTTCAAGCTACCGAGATGATTGGAAGCGTGCAGCATCTTTAGCGGCCGGCCTGGTCCCTGGGCGAGATGATGCGATTGTCGATCGAGAAACAGCTCAAATCGAACAGGGCATCGCGGACAAAGCGGCTGAAGTGGTGCTTGAGCTGCGCGCGCGCCGGGCTTTCAAATAGCATCGCGGCCAGCATTCGACGCGCAGGGCGCGTCGGATGTGGTGCGGCCGCGTCATAATCCCCGCGCCATTGGCGCGGTTTCTTCCTTCGCCGATGATCCTGCAACCCTGCTGCGGATCGCTTCGCGCCCTCGCGCCCCGACCCTGTTGCGGCAGCACGTGTTGCGCCCCAACCCTTTGGTTGGTAAACAGTGAAATAGCCCGCGATTGCTGCCCGCTACCGCTAGGGTCAGGGGGAAGTAGCGGCCTAGGTAGCAGCTGAACGTAGCGGCTAACATCCTGAAATCACTAAACTAATCGCGCGGTGCTACGTGCTACCTCGCGTTTCGCGCGCGGGTTATGCACATACGCGCGCGGGCGCATACGCGCGTATAAAGGGAGGGGTATAAGGGTAGCACGTAGCACCATATATATAAGTCTTTATAATCAATAGGTTAGCCGCTACGTTCGGCCTGCTACGCGGTTTCAGCGTCAACGTAGCAGGTAGCAGCGCCCGGCGGCTGATTGGACGCGGCGCTTTCCGATGCGATAGATGCGCAGCCCTTCCTCACGGTGGGGTGCGCTCGTGGTCGCTGGGACCAATAAAATATGGGGCGGAAATGGCTGACGGGGGCACCGGCCTTGCGTCGGCCGTTGGCCAGGCGATCGAGCGGCGCGGCGAGATGATGTTCGCCGATCCTGAGCAGGTCGAACTCGCGCTCGAAGCCGCCGGCGGGCTGCGCGATCTCCCCGCGGTGAAGGCGGCGGTGGTCGAGGTGCGCAAGGCCGGTCGGCCGAAGAATTCGCCGAACAAGCGCACCGGCAAGATCCGCGACTTTCTCCTCTCCCAGCACCGGCATCCGCTGCACACGCTCGCGATGATGCAGGACCAATCGCCCGACGTCCTGGCGGCCCAGCTCGACTGCTCGAAGCTCGAGGCGGCGCGCGTGATCGTGGCCGCTGCCGGCGAGCTGGCGCCGTACTGCGAGAGCCGCATGCCGATCGGCATCGCCAACGCGGGCGAGGGCCACATGATGATGGTCCTGGGCGCTGGGGCGCCGATCGTCGCCGCGTTACAGGGCGGTGCGTCGATCGATCGCGCGACCGGTGCGCTGACCTTCGGACCGCCACCGGAAGTCGCTGATTTTACTGAGGTTTCCGATGACGAAGCGGGAGCGTCGGAATGATGCAGTCGGAACGCATGCGCTATCGCACTGAGAAAGTGCGGAAATCCGGCACAGCGCGTCAGGTTGTGCAGCTTCTTCGCCGGGTGGCCAGCGCCGCCCAGGCGGCCCTCCCGGCCGGTGGTGAGACGCAGCGCCGGGCAGGGGGGGGTGTCGTTTTCCGGGCGGCACCCCCGCCCCCCCCCAAGCCGGGGACGAACGTCCAGCCGGGTTCGTCGCACGACATATTCGCATTTTTGGGGGCGGATCTCGCCCCTTATGCCCTGTTTGCCCAGCACCCGGCTCGCGAATATCTCGCGAACCTCAACTCCATCGATACGGGGTTGGGGGTATGAGCGCCGCCGTCTCACTCATGCTGGCGTCGGGGCCGGTGGGCGCGGCCTTCCGCGCCTGCCTGGCGTTCCTCACCCTCGTCATGGGCCCGGTGGGCAGTGGCAAGACCACGGACTGCATCGCCAAGGGTGTTCAGTGCGGGGCGATGCAGGAGGCGGTCTGGGACCAAACCCGGCTCGGGGGTAAGGGATGCTTCGTGCGCAAGTGCCGTGGCGCGGTGGTGAGGGACACCTATCCTAACCTCGATCGCACGGTAATCAAGTCGTGGTGGAAGTGGTTCCCCAAGAACATGGGCCACTGGTCCGGTGAGGCGCCGCGCACGCACCGCTTCACGCTCGACATGTGGGACCATTCGGACCCGGCCAAGCCGTTCTTCTTCCAGCTCGACATGGAAGTGCTGTTCATCGCGATCGGCGACAATGCGGTGGAGGATGTGCTGCGCGGGCTTGAGCTTACCTGGCTCTGGCTGAACGAAACCGATCTGCTTTCGCGCGCGATCATCGAGATCGGTATCGGCCGCGTGGGCCGCTATCCCTCGGGCAAGGACGGGCGCTGCCTGTTCCCCCAGATCTTCTGCGACATGAACGCGCCGGAAGAAGATAACTGGACGGTTCCCCTGTTCATCGAAAAGCAGCTGGATCCGGCGGCCAAGGCTGCGATCGAAAAGCGCATGCGTGAGGTGGCCAACGATAATGGGCCGGTGCGCGAGGTGATCGGCTTTTACCGGCAGCCGGGCGGGCTCGAGGACGGGGCCGAAAACCTGCAGAACCTACCCGGCGGTCGCGGCTATTACGAGCTGCAGGTCGCGGTGATGGCAGCGGACAAGGCCCGGCGCATGGTGCACAACCGCATCGGCCCGGTGCGCAAGGGCACGCTGGTTTATCCTGAGTTCGTCGACGATCTGCTCTACGACGATGAAAAGGGCGCGCAGACCGGGCATGTGCGCGAGTTCGACGTGAACCCGCGCTGGCCGGTTCTGATCGGTGCCGATCAGGATGTCTGCCCAGGGCTCGTCTTCGCCCAGCTCGATCCGCAGACCGACCAGCTGATGATCTTCGACGAGCTGGCGCGCATCTTCGAGAACGAGGATGGCAACATCGTCGTCAGCCAGATGGGCGGTGAGGCATTCGGCCGGCAGGCGGCGCTCCACCTGGCGACGCATTACCCCGCGCTGAGCGTGGGGCTGGTGACCGCCGATCCCGCCGGCAGCAACGGCGAGAAGGCGATCGAGGGCACAAGCTGGCGGCGCCAGTTTCAGAAGGGGCTGGGCGTGAACGTGCGCAAGTGCACGGTGCCGGGCAATTCGATCGAGCTGCGCACCAAGGCGATCCGCGACCGGCTGGGCTCCAAAATTCCGGGAAAGCCTCAGCTGGTCGTTCATCGGCGCTGCACGATCCTGCGGAAGGCTTTCACTTCCCGTTACGTGTTCAAGCGGATTGCGGCGGGCGGTGCGGTGGACAGCGGCAAGTTCGCGGACGCCCCCGTGAAGGCCCAGGGCTACTCCGATGTGATGAACGCCGCCGAGTACCTCGCCTTCGAGGTGAACAAGGGGCTGAGCTTCTCGGCCGTGGGTCCGGCGGCGACGCGCGGACCGGGGCGGCAGATCGTCAACGACAGCGAATATGAAATGTTCGGAAGGGTCGGATGACCGCCGCCGCCCCGATCTTGCCGGAAAACCGGCAGACCCCGCAATCCGGGCAGTCGCCGGAAAAAGGGCAGTCGCGCCTGGCGGAGCGCGCCAAGAAGCTTGGGGCGCTCAATCGCGCGGGAGCGCTGATGGGGTGCGCGAAACTCGCGCGCGAGATGGGCCAGAGCGACCGCACGATGCGCGCCTATGCCGCCTGCGAGATCGCGCTGCCCGACGCTGTGCTGATCGGCGCCGCGGGCGCGCTCGAGCGCGAGGCGCAGGCCATGATCGATCATGCCGCGAAGCTGCGCGCGCTCGCGGCGCAACCCAGGGGAGACGGGAAATGAAGACGATCGGCGGTCTCGTCACCGCGCCGCTCAAGGCGCTGGGCATCATTCCTTCGGCGCCGCCGCAACTCCCCGCGCCGACGATGACGCCGACGCGCGATGCCGCGCGCGATGCTGTTGCCGCATCGGACGAGATCCGGCGCCGCCGCGGTGGCGCGGCGGATGTGCTCACCTCGCGGATGGGCGCCGAGGCTGATGCCGGCGCCACCGGCAAACAGACCCTTGGAAGTTGAAAGGAACGGAAATGAGCGATGAAAGCGCGGGCGCTGGCCCGAACGAGGATGTGGGTGTGGTGGCGGTCGACGCGGTGACTGGACTCGATGCGCTGCTCGCGCTCGATCCGAAGCCCGAGACCGTGCTGATCGCTTTCGATCTGGCGGGCGTATTGGTGGCTGCGCACGCCGAGAGCGAGCGCCAAGCCGATCTGATCAGCGGCTTCCAGGCAATGCGCGGGCATCTGGTCACGGGTATGCAGGCGCTCGGGCTGCTTGCCGCCGAGGCCGACGCGCCGGAGAATGCCGATCTCGCGGATCTAGCGCTGCTGACGCTGGGCAATGCCGCCGAGGCAGTGAAGCGCTGCGAGGCGGATTTCACCGAAGTCTCGCGCCAGCGCGAGACGCTGCAGGGCCGTGTCGACGGGCTGGAAAAGGCTGCTGCCGGGCATGACGCGGCGCTGACCGCGGAGACGCAGCGCGCGAATGCGCTGCAGGGCGAGGTGACCGAGCTCAAGGCCGAGTTGGGCCGAGCGAAGAAAACGGCGGCGGCCAAGGTGGTTCCCGCGCCCAAGGCCCACAAGCTGCGCGACACGGCGCAGATGACGGAGAACCCCAAGCCCGAGGATCTGCTCGAGCGGCTGGCGGTGGCGCCGCACATCCTCGTCTTCTCCGATGGCGAGCGCGAGATCGTCGCGCTGGAAGCGGTGCAGATCGAGGGCGGCGCGGCGTGGATGCGGCGCGGCGGCCGCGTGCTGCTGCGCGAGCCGGTGCGCGTGAAGCCCAATGTCAACGTGGAGCTGGCGGGCTTTGCGCTGTTCGACCGCAAGGGAAAGCAGATTGCCTGGTCGGCGCTCGCCCAGCCCTTGCGCATCGCGGCCGGACAGGACGTGAAGTTGGACGGGCAGGCACTTTTCTGAGGCGCGGCGGGCGCGGCGCGGTGCTGCGCCCCGATGTGGGAGGGTGACATGCGAAAGACCTATCTTCGACTGCTGGGCAGCTCGGCGCTGGTGTCGGCCGCGCTGCTCGGCGGCTGCACGCCGCGGCAGCTGGACGATGTGTGCAAGCGCGAGGTGTCCGCCCGTGCCGCGCTGGACGCGAGCGAGGCTCGGGCGCTGGCGATCACGGACGGCGTGAAGCGCGAAGCCGCGCTGGGCGCGATCCGCACCGCCCGCGCCGCGCTCGATAAGTGCCCGGTGGCCGCGCCGCCGGCGGGAGCGGTCCAGTGAGCGCGAGCCGCTGTGGCGTGCTCGGCCGCTTCGTGCTGGCCTGCGCCGCGGCGTTGCCCGTGGCGATGATCGCGATCGGTATCGCCGTGCAGCTTGGCGTGCGGATCGGCTGATGGGGAAGCGCATCGCCCAGGCGTGGATCGTGGCGGGCTTCGCGGCCCTGTGCCTCGTCATCCTCGCCTGGGCGGTGCTTTCGGCGGGTAGCGGGGAGATAGTGCGGTGACCGACAGCCTGCAGAACGAGACCGACGTGAAAACCCTGCTCGATCACCAGCGGATGATGGAAGGCGAGCGCATGCTCTATGAGCCGCTGTGGCGCGAGCTGGACGAGCGCGTCGATCCGCAGGCGGCCGGCGGCTTCGACAAGCGCACGCCGGGGGGTGACCGCGGCAATGGTAATTTCGACGCGACCGCGACCACCGGGCTGGACAATTACACCGCGGCGATCGCGGGCCTGACGATCCCGACCGGGCAGACCTGGGCATCGCTGACCACGCCCGACAAGGATCTTAACAAGCTGCCCGAGGTGCAGCGCTGGCTCGAGCATGCCAACGACCGGCTGTTCGCCTGCCGCTATGCGCCTGGCGCGGGCTTCGAGGTGCAGGCGACCGCGGATATCCGGCAGGGCGGCAAGTACGGCACCGCGCCGCTCTGGGTGGACGAGGTGGTGGGCCGTGGCCTGTTCTATCGATCGATCCATATGAGCGAGGCCTGGATCGACCTGGACTTCACGGGCCGCGTCGACACGTTCCACCGGAAATATGAGCTGACGGCGCGCCAGGCCGCGCAGAAGTTCGGCCGTGATGCGCTGAGCGACAAGATGCTGTGCTGCCTGACCGACGACAATCCGGCCAAGCAATATGAGAAGTTCGAGTTCCTGCACGCGGTGCGGCCGAACGGCGACTATGAATATGGCGCGCCGGCGCATCTGGGCATGCCCGACATGGGCTGGACGATCGCGGTCGACGAAAAGGCGCTGATCCGCAAGCTCGGTTATCACAGCTTCCCGGTTCCCACCTCGCGCACGATCGTGACGCCCGGCGCGACCTATGGCCGCTCGCCGGCGATGAAGGTGATCGGCACGATCCGTGTGCTGCAGGAGATCGCCAAGACGATGCTGCGCGCGGCGCACAAGTCGGTCGATCCCGCGCTCGCCTTTTTCGATGACGGCAACATCTCGCGGCTGGCGACCAAGCCTGGGGGCTTCAATCCCAATCTGGTGGATGAGATGGGAAACCTGCTCGTCCATGCGATCCCCGGTGGTGGCGACCTGAGCTGGGGCCTGAAGGTGCAGGAGGAAGAGCGCCAGGTGGTGCGCGATGCGTTCCTCGAGCGCATTTTCCAGCTGCTGTTCGATCCGACCGACCGGATGACCGCGACCGAGGTGCTGGAGCGCGCGCAGAAGGAGGGCCTGCTCGTCGGCCCGTACCGCGCAACGCAGGAGACCGAGAAGCTGGCGCCGATGACGACGCGCGAGCTCGATATCCTGATGCGCGCCCGCCAGATCGACCCGATGCCGCCGGTGATGCGCGAGGCCGGTGTGCGACAGCCGGTGGCCGAATACCAGAACGGGCTGGCGCGCATGGCGCGGGCCGAGGAAGCATCGGGCTTCATGCGCCTGGTGGAGATCACCGCGCAGGTATCGGGCTTCGATCCCGGCGCCGCCGATCACATCAATTTCGACCGCGCCGTGCCCGGCGTGGCCGAAGTGCTTTCGGTGCGGCCGAGTTGGCTCAACTCGCCCGACGAGGTGGCGGCCAAGCGCCAGCAGCGCGAGCAGGCGCAGGCGATGCAGTCGCTCACCGAAAGCGCGCCCGCCATGGCCGGCGCGGCGCTTGACCTGGCCAAGGCCAATGACGTGGCGGCGGCGGCATAGATGGGCGCGCTGCTCGATCAGGCGCAGGCGCTCGCGCGCAATCTGCTCCGGAAACGGGCGGTGGTCCTTGGGCTGCACTATCGGCGGCTGTTTACGCCGGACGCTGGCGTGGATCGCGACGCGGAAATCGTGCTCGCCGATCTGCGCGAGTTCTGCCGCTATTCGCGGACGAGCTTCACGCCCGACCCCTATCTGACCGCGCGAAACGAGGGCCGTCGCGACGTGTTCCTCCGGATCGTCGGCCTGATCGAACTTGACCCCGCCCAGGTGCGGCAATTCATGGAGCTGGAAGATGATTTATAACCGACGTCCGGCGCTGGCCGGCATTCGCATCACCGCCGCCGAGCGCCGCATGGGGCGGCTGATGCGCGCGCCTGACGGGCACGGCGATGACGATGGCGGCGGCGGTGGTGGTGACGGCGGCGGTGATGATCTCGCGGATCCTCCGGCAGATCCGCCCGCCGATACGCCGCCCTGGTATGGCGATCTCTCTGCGGACGCGAAGGGCAGCGCGCCGTCGGATCGTGACTGGATGACTGGCAAGGGCTTCACCGATCCGGCGGCGATGGTGCAGGGCTATCGCGCGCTCGAGACCAAGCTGGGCGAGCGCAAGGGGATCGAGATCCCCGGCGACGACGCGACGGACGAGGCGAAGGCTGCCTATCGCGCGGCGATCGGCGTGCCCGACAGTGCCGAGGGTTATGCGGTCAACATCCCCGAGGGCTGGGAGGCGGATATGGCGATCCTTGGCCCGCTGAGCCAGGACGCGCATGAGATCGGCGCGCCCAAGGCGGTGTTCGATGCGCTTGCCGAGAAGATGATCTCGCGCTTCGTCGTTGCGCATAATGCGCTGGTGACGCAGCATGATAGCGAGCGCGCGGCGGTGGAGGCCGGCTGGGGCGGGCAGAAGGCGCATAATCTCGAGCTGTATCGGCGCGGCATGGTGGCCTTCGGTTTCACCGCCGAGGAAGCTGAGAAGATGCAGGTCGCGCTGGGCGAAGGCGGCACGCGCAAGATGATGGAGGCCGGGCTCAAGCTTGGCCAGCTCTCCAACGAGGACGGCTTTATTCCGGGCAGCCGCCGCGACTTCGGTATCACGCCGGACGCGGCACGGATCAAACTGGCCGAGCGGGAGAAGGATCGCGAGTGGGTCGCGCGATTGCAGGCGAAGGATCCTGCCACCGTGGCTGAGCATGCGCGTCTGGTTGCCGTGACCTCAGAAGATGACGAGCGCAAGGCGCGCGAGGCGCGGGCGGCATAGTGGCCAGCCTGCCGCCCGACCTGTCGGTCGTGCGCCTTCATAGCGAGGCGATGGCGGCCGATATCGTCGGCTCGCTTCGGCGCGCGGCTGACAACATCGCCGCGGAAGGTGAAGCGGATGATCGCACTGTGGCCGTTGTCGCCGTCTCCGTCAGCGAGTCGGGTGAAGTCGCGCTGTATGGCTGGGGGCGGTGCTCGGACCGGTTCACCGTGATCGGCATGCTGCACGCGGCGATCGTCCAGCAGGGCTAGGGAACAAAAGACTTGACAGCACGATTTCTCCATAGGAGAAATCGACACCTCAGCAAGGCGGCCTCGGGGCGGAATTCCGGGCCGCCGCGCTCGCTTCAGCGGGCAGGCTGGCGCCGGACAAGGCCGCTTCCGTTGGCGGCCCCCGGCCCCTGATGCGGACGCATCCGCTTGCCGCGAGCGCCTCCGCGGAAGAGGTGGCCCGGCAACTCCGACAAGCCCTTCGAAACCCAACGCAACGTGGTTTTGGAGGCGAGAATGTCGGACATTCCGAAGACTTACGTAAACACCTACGCCAGCAACATGCGCATGGCGCTGAACCAGCAGGACAGCAAGCTGGCCTCGGTGGCGATGCGTCAGCCCGGCAAGGGTGAGCTGCAGCAGCTCGACAACATCATCGGCAACGGCACGGTGAAGAAGTCGAACAACCGCAACGACACCGTGAACGTCGATCCGCCGACGCACGACAAGATCTGGGTGCCGGCGCCCGGCATCACCTATGACGCCGACATCGTCGCCACGCTCGACAAGGTGAAGTCGGGCATCGACCTGCAGGGCGGCTATGTCATGAAGCATGCGGGCACGATCCGCCGCGGCTATGATGGCATCTTCCTGGGTGGCGACGACGGCACCACCGGCTTCTACGGCAACATGTACCAGGGCAAGACGGGCGGCACCGCCGTTCCCTTCGCCAACGGCAACATCGTGCCGGCGGCGACGGGCGCGAGCTCGGCGACGGGCATGAACCTGGCGAAGCTGCTCGAGGCACGCACGATCCTTGTCGGCGGCTATGCGGCCGAGCAGGACGAGCAGTGGTTCCTGGGTGTCACCTCGGACGAGGTGAAGGACCTTTTCAACCAGGTCGACCTGACCAGCAGCGATTTCGAGAAGACGTACAAGCCGCGCGTCTCGGCGGACGGCAAGCGGCTGCTCGGCGCCTGCGGCTTCGACTTCATCGAGATCGAGCTCGATAACCCGCTGCTGCCCAATTACGACCTGACCCGGGACGGCTCGAACTACCAGAAGAACCCCTTCTGGACGAAGAGCGGCATGGCGATGGTCGACTGGCTGGAGCTGACGTCGACGATCGACCGGTTGCCGCAGAACTTCAACAACATCCAAATCCTCAGCCAGTTCATGGCCAACGCCTCGCGCACCGACAATGCACGGTGCGGGATCATCCTGAACGCCTGACCGCACCTAGAGCGGCGGAGCTTCGGCTCCGCCGCGACATGATGCGGCCATTGCGCCTGCACCCTGAAGGAGACGTGCAATGACGACTTTCTTTGCTGCGCAGCTCGACGACGTAGCCGACGGCACCATCCCGGCGATCCCGGGCGATGTGGCGTTCCTCGGCGGCAAGGTTCACGCGCTGATCAACTATATCGACCTGGGCGCGAATGCCGTCGCGGTCGCCGACGTGATCGTTTGGGGTGAGCTGCCCAAGGGCGCGGTGCCGATCGTCGGCCTGCTCGTTACCAATCGCTCGCTCGGCTCCTCGACGATCGATGTCGGCTATCAGGGATCGGCCGCCGCGCTCCGCGCCGCCGGCACCTTCACCGCGACCGACACGCCGACGCTGTTCGGAAAGGCGGCCAACATCGCGACCGCGCTGACCGCCAAGAAGCGGCTTCAGTCCGTGGTCGCGGCGGCGAACATGCCGAACAACTCGGGCGACCGGCTGGTCTGCGTCCAGTTCTACACCATGGCCTACGGCAACTGAGAAGGGGGCGTTCGCGGCGGGCTCCTTCCAGCGCCCGGTGCGGACCGGCCCGGGGCGGCGGCCTTGCCCGCTGCCGCCCCGGTTCTGAACCGGAGGGGATGACATGACTTTGGTGCCCGTTGCCGCCACCGCCGCCCACCTCGTCGTGCTTGCGACGGGTAATCCGGGTGAAGTCCCCGTGCCGATCGGCGCCGACGGGGCGCTGCCCGTACGCACGGCGGGAGGCGCGGCCATCGCCGTCGAGCCCGAAAGCGCGCCCTGGCAGCTCGGCGCGGACGGCGGCGCGGACGGCGACTGGCTGGGTGCGCTGCTGATCGTGCCGCTGACGACTTCGCCGGGCCTGGTCTCGATCTCGGACGGCGGCGGCGACGCGATCCCGATCTTCGCCGGCGGCGCGAACAGCGTTGGCAACCTGCTTCCGGTCCATGTGCCGCTGGGGATGACCAGTGCCGCGGGCGGCTGGGAGGTCACCACCGGCGCGAACGTGAACATCGTGGCCATCGGCAATTTCACCTGATCGAGCGAAGGGAGACCAGTCATGGCGACGCAGTGGAAACTCACCATTCACCAGGGGCAGACCAGCGAACAGGTGGTCCAGGCCAGCGGCACGACGATCAGTGGCGGCAACGGTATCGAGGTCAATATCGACCAGAACGGGATGACGCAGCGCGAATGCGTCAACGCGCTCGGCGAGATCATCAAGAAGATCCTCGAAAGCCCGTACCCGGCAGCCTGAACCCCTGAGGAGCGGCGCCCGTGGCCGAGATCGACATCACGCTGGCCAACATGGCCCTGCAGAAGATCGGCGCCACCGACACGGTGTCCGATCCCGCGCAGGAGAGCGAGGCTGCGCGTTCGATCCGCAATGCCTGGGGCGAGGTGCGCCGCGCGACGATCCGCGGCACGCCGAAGGTAAAGCCCAAATGGAACTTCGCGCGGCGCTATTTCGAGCTCGCGGCGCGCGCGGCTGATCCGGCCTGGCCGGTGCCGCATGGCTGGTCCGCGCTCTATCCGCTGCCCGCCGAAAGCCTGCGTTTCCTCGAGATCGCGACGCCGCATTCGGCGCGGGACCGGTTCGACCTGATCATGGGGCCGGCGGGCGAGGAGCTGGCGGTGTGTACGGCGGGCGTGCTGGGCATCTGGTGCCTGGTCGACGTGACGGATCCGGCGCGCTGGGACGCGATCTTCCGAAACGCCTTCGCTGCGCGGCTGGGCTTCCAGATCGCGGATCGCATCACCGGCGATCGCGGGCGCAAGCAAGATTGCTGGGCCGAGTTCATGGCGGAGATCACCGGAGCGGCCGGCGCGGACGGCGCAGAGGGCGCACCGATCGAGCCGCAGGAAAGCGACTGGGTGCTGGCACGCTACGGTTGTTTCGGCTCCGATGACTGGGGGCGCCCGGTATGAGCGCTGCCGCCACGCCCATGGTGACCAGCTGGAACGGCGGCGAGCTTTCCCCGCTGATGGTGGGGCGCACCGATACCGCGATCTACGCGATCGGCGCCGAGGCGATCGAGAACTTCTTTCCGATCGTCGAGGGTCCGCTGGTCAAGTGCCCGGGCTTCAAGCGCATCCGCGCCGCGGCGCTGAGCTCCAGCTGGCTGATCCGCTTTGTGTTCAACACGACGCAGGCCTATGTGCTCGAGTGCCTGGACCAGAAGCTGCGTTTCTATACCAATGGCGGCCGGATCGAGACCGATGTGGACACGCCCTATGAAGTGGCGGCGCCCTATTCCGCGGCGGAATGGCCGCGCGTTTCGACACAGCAGAGCTATGACGTGCTGTACATGGCGCATGGCGCGCATCCGCCAGGCGAGTTACGCCGCAGCGATGCGGACACGTTCGCCTATGATCCGCTCGAGCTGAAGAACGGGCCGTTCAAGGACGGCAACAGCGATGAAGGCGTCACGATCGGCGTCTCCGGCACGCTGACGGTGGGCGGCGACGTGACGCTGACCGCGTCCGGCGGTGACGTGTTCAAAGCCGGCCATGTCGGCGGGATATTCCGCCTCGAGGCCAAGGACTTCAGCGACATCCCGGCATGGCAGCCGGGGATCGACGAACAGCATAGCGGCACCACGTATAAGCGCAGCGAAGGACATGTGTACCTCGCGGCCTCGAACGGCACCACCGGCCCGATCCAGCCCGTGCACACCGAAGGCACGATGTGGGACGGCGACAGCGGCCCGGGCAAGGACGTGAACGGCGACGGGCCATACGGCGTAAAATGGACCTATCTCTACGACAGCTTCGGCGTGGTGCAGATCACCGCGGTGACCGATGCGCAGACGGCCACCGCCACCGTACTGCGCCGACTGCCGCAAAGCCTGACGACCGCACCGAGTTGGCGCTGGGCGCATGGCGCGTTCAGCACGGCGGAGGGCTGGCCCCAGCTCGTGTTCATCTGGGCGTCGCGCCTGTGCTTCTGGAAGGATTTCACGCTCTATCGCAGCGTCGTCGGCGATTATCGCAACTTCCAGCAATGGGTTTCGAATGATCGCCTGACCGACGACCTGGGCGACAGCTTCACGCTGGCGGCCAGCGATCCGCCGCTCTGGGTTGTGGTCGACGGCGATGTGCTGGTGGGCACGGCGAGCGCGATCTATCCGATCGGGCGGATCAATGGCGGGCAGACGCTTTCGAGCGTGAACCTGGAAGTGAAGCGCCCGCTGCGCCGCGGCAGCCTGCCGGTGTGGCCGGCGCAGCCCGACACGCGCACGGTTTTCGTGGAACGCGGCGGGCGGATGCTGCGCGAGGCGTCGTACAATCTCGGTTCCGATCGCTACGAGGGATCGAACATCTCGCGCTGGGCGCGGCATATCGGCAAGAGTGGCTTCGTGCAGCTGGGGCAGCAGGCGGTGCCCGAGGAATTGCTGTTCGGCGTGCGGGGCGACGGCCAGCTGGTGCTGCGCAGCTATGATCCCGAGCAGGAGATCAAGGGTTTTTCGCGTCGCGTGCCGGGCGGCGACGGCGCGGTGGTCTCCGCGGTGAGCGTTCCTAGTGAGGATGGCGGCCGGGACGAAATTTGGGCGCTGTGTGACTGGGGTGGTGCCCGTTCGGTACAGCAGATGCAGCAATGGTGGGTGACCGGCGAAAGCGCGATCGAGGATGCGTTTTTCGTGGACGACGGGTTGAGCGATAGCCTCGATGTGGCGAGCGCGACGGTGACCGGGTTGCAGCACCTCGCCGGGACCGAAGTTGCGATCCTGGCCGATGGTGCCGTTTGCCCGCGCCAGCTCGTGCCGCTGAGCGGGGTGATCACGCTGCCGTTCGCCGCGCGCAAGCGGACAGTGGGGCGGCCTTATACCGCCTATGTGCGCACTTTGCCGATCGAGGCGCGCGACCCGAGCGGCCAGACTGCCCAGGGGAAAAAGGCGCGCGTGGTAAATCTGATCCTGCGCCTGCTCGATACGATGCTGGTAAAGGCACGTGTGAAGGCCGAGGCGGTGGCGGCGGCTTATCGCGACGAACAGTTGCTCGATCGGCCCAATGCAGCGACCATGGATGCGCCGCCTCCGCTCTACACCGGCGACACGGACGGCCGCGCGATCGGCGGCGACTGGGGCCGTGATGGGCGCTTCGCGGTGGTGAGCGACGATCCGGGGCCGTGTACAGTGATCGCTGGTATGCCGCGCTTCCTGGTGAGCGACCGGTGAGCGTCGCCTTCTTCCCCTTTTCCGCGCGCGACGCGATGCGCATCCGGCTGCAGGAGAGCCAGCGGGTGGAGATGGGCATCGACAGCACCGCCGGGCTGACCATGGCACAGGCGCTGGATCTGGAGCAGGGCGCCGCCTGGACGGCGCGCGAGGTGCGGCAGGGTGCCGTCGGCCGGATCCTCTGTTGCGCCGGCTTTCGCGAGATTTTCACCGGTCGGCAGGGATTGGCCTGGGCGATGCTGGCCGACGGGCTATCGGCGACGCAGTTGCTGTCGGTCACCCGCTTTGCCCGCGCGCGCATCGCGGCGAGCCCGCTCCGGCGGATCGAATGCCTGACCGCCGATCGCGCGCCCGAGCGGCAATGGGCCGAGCTGGTGGGCATGCGCTTCAACACGCTGCTGCATGCCTATGGCGCCGCGAGCGAGACGGTGTGCCTGTATGAAAGGGTGAAGGGCTGATGCCGCTACCGCTGCTCCTTATCGCGGCCGGGATCAAGGCGGCCGGCAGCATCGCCCAGGGCAATGCCGCGCGCGCTTCGGGTGATGCACGCAACCGCATGGCGCAGTGGGAAGCGCAGGGGATCGAGCGCGACGCCGCGGCGCAGGCCGCAGGCGTGCGCGACGAAGTGCGCCGCACCATGGGCACGCAGATCGCGGCGCAGGGTGAAAGCGGCTTCGAACTCGGCACGGGCTCGGCGCTGGATGCGCTGATGTCGAGCCAGGTGGAGGGCATGCTCGATCAGATGAACGTGCGCGCGCGCGGGCACGCCCAGGCCGATGCGCGGCGTTATCAGGGGCGTGTGGCGCGCATGGAGGGCATCGCGGGCCAGCGCGCGGGCTTCTATGGCGCGGCATCGGCACTGGTGGGCGGGGCCTCCGATTACGCCAAATTTGCCGGGGCTGCCGGCTGATGGGCGTGGCTCCCCGCCCCTATCAGGCGCAGGTGGCTGCCGGCGGCACCACGGCGGATCTGGGCAGCATCTCGCCCGATGCATTCGGCGCCGGCGTCGGCCGCGCCGTGGAAGAGTTCGGCGGCGCGGTGGGCCGCTATGCCGAAGTGAAGATGGACGTGGCGCGCAATGAAGCCTGGTCCGACTGGTCGCTGAAATTCGAAGAAGCCAAGGCCAAGGCGCGCGACGACGCGCTGAACCGGCGCATGGGCGCCGGGGACACCGCGGACGCGGGCTGGGCCGGGCACGCCGATATGGTCGGCGGCGAGACCGACGCGCGGATGAACCAGCTGCTGGAGGGGCTGAAGGATCCCGTGCTGCGCAAGCAGGCGGGCCTGCGCGTCACCGAGTTCCGCAACGACCTGGTGGGGCAGGAGCGCACCTTTGAGGCGGGCAAGCGGCTGGCCAAGCTGGGCAGCGACACCAGGCAGATCGGGATGCTGGCGGCGCAGGGGGTGCTCAACAGCACCGCGATCAGCACCGACCTGCCCAAGGCGGTGGAGGATCTCGACAGTTATATCGGCAATCTCGACGTGGCGCCCGACATCAAGGAAGGGCTGCGCCGCGAGCTCGCGCCCGGCCTGCTCGATGCCGGCGTGCAGAACCGGATCAATGCCGGCGATCTCGATACCGCCGAGAAGATGGTCAAGGCGCCGGCCTTTGCCGAGCTGGGGCCGGATCGCTCGCAGGCGCTGCTGAACGAGATAGAGGTTGAACGCCGCCGGCGGGAGAGCGCGGCGCGCGCCGAGCAGGCGGCGGCGGTCTCGGCGGCGAAGGAAGGGCTGGCGACGCAGAAGGCGCTGCTCGATACCGGCGCCGGCACGCCCGCCGACTGGGAGAAGCTGGCGACGGGCTATGACGCGATCGGCGATACCAGCGCCGCAGTGGAGGCGCGCGCCAAGGGCGGCGAGATGACCGCGGTGCAGGGATCGCGCGATTACACCGTGCCGCAGATGCAGGCCGAGATCGCCCGGCTGGATGCCAAGGCCGCGAAGCCGGGCGGGCTGACGCCCGGCGAGGCGACGCTTCGCACCGGGCTGAATACGCAGCTGACGCAAAGCCAGGCGCGGCTGGGCCGGACGGGCGGCGCGCTCGAGCAATATCAATACGCCACGAGCAAGCCGATCCCGGGGATCGATTTCAACGACCCGGCGAGCCTGCGCCAGCGCGCGACCTATGCCGCCGCCGCGGCGCAGAAATATGGCCAGATGTCGGTTCAGCCGCTGCTCGACAGCGAGTTGCCCGGGCTGCGCCAGCTGACGGAGGGCGGGCCGGCGGACAAGATGCGCGCGCTGGAAGCGATCGCCGGCTTCGGTGATCCGCGCGCGGTGGAAGGTGCTGGGCGGCAGCTGGCGGGTGCGGGCGACGAAGGCGGGTTCCGGATCGCCGCGACGCGCATCCTGACGCCCGGCGGCCGGCAGGTGGCGCGCGATATCCTGCGCGGCGGCGATGCGCTGAAGGCCAACCCGTCACTGTTCAACGACAAGGAAGCGCGCGAGGCGTTCGCCGCCTATGGCCCGGCGCTGCAGGGCCTGGGCCCCGATTTCGCCGCCGACACCTATGTCGCCGCGCGCAACCTCTATGCCTCGCGCATGGCCGCCCAGGGGCTGACGGGATGGAGCCCGGGCGAGTTCCGCACCGCGATCGATGCCGCGCTGGGCGGCTATCACGAGGGCGCCTATTACAAGGGTGGCAGCTGGACGTTCAAGAACCAACGCGTGGTGATCCCGACGGGCTGGACGGCCGACGGCGTGTTCCGCCGGATCGCGCGGATGACCGGCGAGGATCTGGGCAACGCCAAGGTGACCGGTGCTGGTCGCTGGCCCGACGGATCGCCGCTCTATACCGGGCAGCTGCGCGAGATGATCCCGGTCTTCATGGGCGGGACGCGCTACGGCTTTCGCGATGCCCGCTCGGGCCGGCTGCTGCCTTCCGCCCAGGGCGGCCCGTTCATGCTCGACATGGCGAAGGTGCCCTGGCGATGACCGACAATCGCGGCGCCCCCCCCGAGCAGGACGTAACCTCCTTCTATCGCAACGATCCCCGCACCGTGCCGCTGATGCGCGGGCCGGAGGACATGCCGGCGACCACTACCGGGGGCGAGGCGTTCGGCGCCGGCTGGCGCACGGCACAGGACGACTGGCCGGGTCGCGCGGGTGACGTGCTGAATGCAGCTTATGGTCCGGTGATCGAGGCCGTCCGTGCCAAGACGGGCAAGCCGATGTCCAGCTACGTCTGGATCGGCCAGGGCCATGCCGGCGTGAACGAGCAGGCGGTTTGGCGGGATATCGTGAATATCCGCGCGCGCGATGCCGACTTCCTCAACGATCTGCCCGCCGACCAGGAGGGGTTCAGCAAGAAGGTGACGGCGCGCACGATCGAGCGCCGGCAAGCCGACTTCGTGAAGATGTCTCGGGCGGAGGGCGGCGCCGGCTGGGCGCGCTTCGGTGGGCAATTGGCTGGTGCGGCGTCCGATCCCTTTAACCTGATGACCCTTCCGCTTGGCGGCGGTGAGACGATCGCTGGCCGCATTCTGGCGCAGGGCTTGATCGGCGCGGTTACGGAGGCTGCCGAGCAGCCGATGGTCGCGGCGGAGCGCGCGAAGCGTGGCGAGAAGCTGACCTTCACCGAAGGCCTGGCAAATGTCGGCATGGCCGGGATCGGCGGCGCGGCGATGCAGGGCGTGATCGTCGAGCCGCTTGCCGCGATCTTCAAGCGCGTCGTCGGCTTGGGCCGGGCGACCGAGGACGAGACCGCCGCGCTGAACGTGCTCGATCGCGAAGCCGAGGTGTCGGCGACCAGCCCCTATCAGCCCGGGCCGGGCGCGGAGGCGCATAGCGAGCGCCTGGCCGCCGCGATGGCGGCTATAGGCGCGGGCGACCCGCCGACGATCAGCACGCGTGCGCAGCTGGCGGCAGGATCGGCGATGAGCACCCCGGTTCCTCGTGAAACATTGCCGGCGCATGCCGATGTTTCACGAGGAACCACGGCGCCGATGGCGCGCCAGCAGTTCATCGCGATGGTGCGCGGGGCGGAGAGCAGTGGCAACGACCTGGCCGCCGCCGAGACCAGCACCGCGTTCGGGCGCTACCAGTTCACCCGGGGCACCTGGCTGAGCTATTACAAGCGGCGCTATGGCGCGGGTGGGCTGAGCGACGCGCAGATCCTGGCGAAGCGTGCGAACGGCGCGATCCAGGACCAGCTGATGGGCGACCTGACCGCGGACAATGCCGCGGCGCTGGCCCGCATCGGCGCCTCCGAAACGCCGGGAAATCTGTACCTGATGCACTTCGCCGGGCAGGGCGGCGCCACCAAGGTGTTGCGCGCCGCCGAGGGCACGCCGGTGCGCGATCTGCTCAAGCCCGACGCGATCGAGGCGAACGCCTTCCTGAAGGACTGGACGGCGGGCGAGCTGCGCGCCTGGGCCGACCGCAAGATGGGCGGCAAGGGCGAGGCCGGCCCGGTGGTGCGCCGCGACCTGTTCACCGACGATGCCAATGGTGACGCGCTGTGGCGCGAAGCCCAGTCGGCGAGCGAGGCGGCGGACCTCGAGCTTGCCGCGATCCGGCGCGAGCGGACGGGGTTCGGCGAGGATGGCGAGCCGGGGATCGCGCTGGGGCGCGATGTCGTCGAGGACGGCGCGGGCGTTCCTCGTGAAACAGGCGTGGAACCGGAAGCGGTGGTGGGCATGGATTGGGAGCCGGCTATGGTGCCGGTCAGGGCGCCTAACTCCGTCGCGCCCGAACCTCCGCATATCAGCGAGCAAGTCGCAGGGATGTTGCGAAGCGGCGGCTTCGCGGATGCCGCTGGTGGCTTCAGTCGATCGGTCGCCAATATGGCAGAGGCAGGGACGATCTCCGACGGATCGAGGCAACTGATCCTGAAGATGGATGACGCTGGTCGCTGGCTCGAACGGCATGATGCCGGGCTTGGTGTGGTGAAGGACGTCGATATGCGCGACTTCCCCAACGATCCCGCTGGTGCGTTGCGCGCCGTGCTTGGGGAAGATCTGGCTTCACGCCCAGAGGTGGCGACGATGCTCGCGGGGCCAAACCGCTCGCATCTTAATGCGCTCGAGGAAGGCCTGGTGCGGGAGCGTGCGCGGTTGGCGGATGCCAGCACGGAGGGTGAGCGGGAGACACGCCGCGTGTGGGTTGCGCAGCGGGAGCGCGAGATCGCCGGTGAACGGAAGTATCTCGGATTACCGGAGGCGGATCATCTCGATGATCTTAGCGATGATGATCTGCTCGCTGAATTGTCGGGGCTTGGTGAGCCCACCAACATCCTCGCCGGCTATGGCGGTGAAGCGGGGCTGCGCGATCGCCAGGCGGCCGGCAGTGAAGCGGCGGCTTCCGCCGACACCCGCCCGCTGCCGAGCAGCATGGCGATTGCCGGGCAGGCGGCGCTGCGCGATGCCGATATAGGCAAGGCGACCGAAGTCGCGCGGATGTTCGACGATCCGCATGGCTCGGCGTCGGTGCAGATGGCCGACGGGCTGACGCATGACGTGCGCCAGTCTCTCGACGCCGGCGAGCTCGGCGACGTGCCTTTCGCACTTTCGGGGGTGACCGATGCGGAGGGTGGCGCGGTGCCGGTCTATGAAGGCGCCGCCGCCGCGCTCGGCCGGTTGGACGCCGAGGATGCCGCGCTCGCCGCGCTGAGGGCCTGTCTGTGAGCGCCCGGCAGTGCATCCTCGACTTGTTCGAGCAGGGTAAGCTCGATCGCGAGCAGCGCGACCGCTACACCGGTGAGCTCGATCGGCTCGAGGCGGCGTATCGCAAGCGGTTCAGCGCCGGCGGGGCGGCCGAGATGGCATCGGCCGAGCTGGTCGACCGGCTCGGCAAGGACGCCGCGGAGACGCGCCGGCAGACGCTGCTCCAGCTCTCGACGCAGAAGAGCGTGCTCGAAGGTCTGGTCGCGCATGTGAAGGGCGGCGGCAAGGCGGGGCAATATGCCATCGCGCTGTTCGATCATCACGAGGCGATCCCCGGGGTTTCGAACATCTCGAACCGGCACGCGGCGCTGCGCCAGCTCGCCTGGTCGCGCATGGGCGATTACCTGCTGAAGTTCGGCCGCGGGCTCGACGGGCGGCTGCGCAACAGCGCCGATGCGCTCGACATGGTGCGCGAGCTGTTCGGCCAGAGCACGGGCAATGCCGATGCGCGCGAGCTGGCGCAGGCATTCCGCGATACCGCCGACTGGCTGCGCCAGATGTTCAACGCCGCCGGCGGCCATATCGCCAAGCTGGATGGCTGGGGACTTCCGCAGGCGCACGATGCGATCAGCGTCGCCCGCGCCGGCTTCGAGACCTGGCGCGACTTCATCAGGCCGCTGCTCGATCCCGCCAGGATGATCGACGGCGCCACGGGGCGCAGCTTCGACGATGCCGGGCTGGGCGAGGCGCTGGAAGGCGTGTGGCGTTCGATCAGCAGCGAGGGGCTCGACAAGCTCGAGCCCGGCCAGATGGTCGGTTCGAAGCTGGCCAATCAGCGCGCCGACAGCCGCTTCCTCGTGTTCAAGGATGCCGACAGCTGGATCGCCTATCACGAGCGCTTCGGCGCGGGCGATCCGTTCAACGCGATCACCGGCCATATCGACGGCATCACCAAGGACATTTCGTCGATGCAGGTGCTGGGGCCCAATGCGGGCCTGACGGTGCGCTGGCTGGGCGACATGCTGCGCAAGGGCGCCGCGCCGACGATCGAGGGCGGACGGACGGTGAAGCTGGAAGCGGCTGCCGCCAAGGCAGCGCGCGAGACCGACCGCATGTGGCGCTTCTATCGCGGCGAGCTGACCATGCCGGAGCCGACCGATCGCGGCGTGGCGCGCTTCTTCTCGGGCCTGCGCAACTGGAATGTGGCGACCAAGCTGGGTGGTGCCTTCCTGAGCGCGTTCGGCACCGATCCGGTGTTTGCGGCGATGACCGCCAAGTTCAACGGGCTCGACACCACCAAGGTGATGGGCGCCTATCTGCGCGGCTTCAATCCGCTGGATGCTGGGCACCGCGCTGCCGCGGTCCATGCCGGGCTCGTCTTCAACGAAATGACGGCGCGCGCCGAGCGGTTGTGGCGCGAGGATACGGCGATGCGCGTCAACGTGCATGAAGTGAGCCGCCGGCTGGCGGACGGCGTGCTGCGCGGCTCGCTGCTCTCCCCGCACACCGTTTCGATGAAGCAGGCGACCGGCCTGGGCTTCATGATGGATTTCGCGCGCCACGCCGACAAGAGCTTCGAGCGGCTGGACGCGGCCGATCAGGCTCGCTTCGCCCGCTATGGGATCGACGCGGCGGACTGGGACTATATCCGCGCCACGCCGGTGACCGAGGAAGGCGGGTACAAGCTGCTGCGCCCGGGCGACGTGGCGAGCCGGGAAGACGGCTTCAAGGGCCCGGCGATGCGCAACGCGATGAAGCTGTTCGAGATGATCGACAGCGAGACCAAGTTCGCGACGCCCGGCGAGCTGTTGCGCGCGCAGACCATGCTGGCGCTGGGCGGCAAGGGCACCGCCTTCCAGCGCGGCACGATCCTGGGCGAAGTGGCGCATTCGGCGACGCAGTTCAAAACCTATTCGGTGATCGCGCTGATGACGCATATGCAGCGCGCTATTTACGGCAATGGCGGGGTGAACCGCGCGACCTATGCGCTGATGCTGCCGCTATTCCTGACGCTGGGCGGCGCGATGGTGCTGCAGCTCAAGAGCATCGCGGCGGGCAAGGATCCCGAGCCGATGACCGGTGCGAAGTTCTGGGGCCGCGCCTTCATCCAGGGCGGCGGCGCGGGGATGCTCGGCGATTTCGTCACCGCCGGGCTGGCGGGGCGATCGCGCACGGGCGGCACGCTGGCGGGCTATATCGCCGGCCCGACCATGTCCGGCCTGATCGATCCGGCGATGGATCTTGTACTCGGCAATCTCGGCAAGGGCGCCGAGGGCAAGAAAACCACGGTGCAGCACGAGCTGGTCCAGCTCGCGGAGAACAACATTCCGGGCATGTCGACCTGGTATCTGAGCACCGCCGCGCACCGGGCGATGCTCGATCAGCTCAATCGCTCGATCGACCCGAACTACCAGCAGAGCTGGAAGCGGATGGAGCATCGCGCGGCCGAGCAGGGATCGCAATATTGGTGGGCGCCCGGCGACCCCACGCCCGATCGCGCGCCGAATTTCGAGAACGCAATGCAGCAAGGGGGCAACCAGCCATGACGATCGCGACCACTGCGCGGACGGTGATGTATGCCGGCAACGGCGCGACGGTGACCTTTGCGGTGCCCTATCAGTTTCGTGACACCGCGGACCTGCGTGTGACCGCCATCGCGGCGGACGGCGCGGAGACGGTGAAGACGCTATCGACGCACTACATGGTCACCGGCGGCGGCAGCCCGCCAGCGCCCGGGAGTGTGACCATGTTGGCGGCGCCTGCCTTGGGTACGCAGCTCCTTATCGAGGGCGCCAGGACGATCCGGCAGGCGCGCGAATGGGCCGCCGGCGACCGCTTCCCGGCGGCGGCCACCGAAGGTTCGGCCGATGACGACACGATCGTCGCCCAGGAACTGCGCCGCGACCTAGAGGATCTGCGCCGCCACGCGCTCACCACGCCGCGGGGCGAAGATGCGCCGTCGCTGCCAAGCCTGGCTGGCCATGACGGCGAACTGATGTGGCTGAAGGATGGTGTGCTGCAGCCGCTGGCGAAATCGCCGTTCGCGGGCATGTTCTATGGCGGTGGGGCGGATGGTGCGCCCGTGCCCCTAAGCGGCACGGGCGCCGATGTCGCGCTGCGCGGCGACCTGGCCGGCAACAGCGGCATGGCGCTGGTGGGAAACCGGCTGTCGCTGACGGGGGCGAACAAGCGGGTCCTCGCCGAGCTCGATCGGCGCATCGTTTCGGTGGAGCATTTCTATCCGCAGGGTGTGAACCTGGCAGCGCTGACGCCTGCACAGCTGGTCGGCGCGATAACGCTGGCGATCGCGTCTGCGATCGCCGAGGGGCATGATATCTATTTCCCGGCGGGGCTCTACAATCTCGGCTCGAACTATTTTCCGCTCCGGCAGACGGCCAATCCCAACGACCTGACCGACTTTCTCGATGCCAATAACCTCACGATCTACGGCTCGGGGCCGCGCAGCACGGTTTTCAAGACGGTTTCGTCGATCGGTTGGGACGTGTTCCAGCTCAACGGCGTGAAGAACGCGCATTTCCGCGACTTCATGATCACCGCCGAGTTGACGGCGACCGATGCCTCGGGCTCGAACGGGATGAGCTTTACCGGTGGTCTCGACAATATCACGGTCAAGAACGTCCATTTCCTGAACCTGCCGAGCATCGATCGTTCGGACGCGGAGAGTGGCCCCTTCATCGATGGCGGCAAGGCACTGACGGTGCAGTGTGACGGCGCTCCGCTGGAAGTGGGTTTCCTTCAGGCCGACATTTGCGTCTGGGGTTGCGCCCAGGCGTTCGCGATCGAGGCGGGGCTGACCAATTTCCTCGACAAGCGCACGATGATGGAGATCGACGTCTATGCGGAGGATTGCTTTTCCGCGGTTTCGATCAGCGCGGCAGAGGCGGACGGGCCGGTGCCCGCCGATACGCATTTCGGCATCCGGGTGCGATCGCAATCGGTGAATTGCCAGAAGGATGTTCAGCTCGGCCGCGCGCATGGCGTCGACGTGCGAAGCATGGTGCGCTCGATCAAGAGTGTGGCCGAGTTGCGCAAGAGCCCCGACGACATCAACTGGTATGAGGAAGACCTGGTGGTGGAGGCGCTTCACTGCGCTTATGCCAAGAACAGCACCGTGGTGGTGATCGGTGAAAAGCAGCACTGCGATTACAAGGCGCAGATCGGCGGCACCGGCGCGGGCGCAAGCGGGTTGCTCGGCGCGACCGAATGGTGCGAGATCACCCTGTCGATCGGCGGCACCGCGGCGTTGCAGGACATCAGGGATCTGGATGTCGGCGGCAACCTGATGAACTACAGCACGCTTTCCGTCACGGCCGCCACCGGCGTGATCCCGCCGGCCTTCTATCTCGCGTCTCGCTTCAACATCCTGTTTTCGGGGGATGGCCGGGTGCGCATGCCGCTGCAGGGATATGAAGCGAGCTCGGCAGATGTGCCCAAGGTCGCCGACTTTGCCTGGCGCAACCAGGGATCGGTGACGGCGGCGGACACCGCGACTTCGCTGGTGCTGACCGGCGACGCGGACGGCGAGCTGCACTGCCTGGTCGAAGCGGCGCCCGCGCCACCCTTCAGCCGCTATCTGCGCGGCGACATCGTGATGCAGGCCACCAGCGCCGCGAATGTCAATCTGAGCGCCGAAATCCTGCTGCTGGCGCGAAACAGCGTCAACTCGCGGCTGGTGACGTTCCGGCTGATCCGCGAGCGGCTGGCGGGCACGGAGGTGGGGCAGGCGGATTTCCGCGCCAACGTGAGCAACTGGACATCGGAAACCGCGGCGGACTCCTTCGCCGTGACCGACCGCCACGACGTGGTGCCGTTCAAATGGGCGCGCATGGATGTGACGGCTGGCGGTAACATGGAGTTCTACGTCTCGCATGACGGGCGCTCCTGGGTGGGCCTGGGCACCGTCGCGATCAGCGCCTTCCTAACCGCGACCGGTGGTGGCGCGCTCAACCAGGTGGGCTTCGGCATCCGATCGATAACTGGAACGCCTTGCACCGCGTTCATCCAGAATTTCAGCGGCAACGCCCCGTCGTGAGCGGCGGAGCAACGGAGGGAGAGGCATGACGACGATGGAACAGGTGGCGCAGGACGCAGCGGAGCAGGGTGCGCGCCTGGCGCTGGCGCGGCTTGGACTGGACGACGAGCATGCGGGCAAGGACATGGCGGAGCTACGCCAGCTGCTCGGCGCCTGGCGCGACGCGAAGAAATCCGCGGTCAAGAGCGCGATCGGCTGGCTCATCCGCTGGGCGCTGAGCCTGGTCGTGATCGGTATGGCGGTGAAGCTGGGGTTTGGCGGCTGGCTGAAATGATCGACGCGCTGATCGCTGGACTGGCTGAAGGGTCGGCGGCGATCGGGGCGGTGGCGAGGATTTATCAGGAGGCATGCATGGGATGGAAATGGGATCAGTCGGCGGGCGAGCTCTGGTACCAGGGTAAGCTAATCTCCACGGGCTATGCCGGCAACGGACGCGGCAAGAACAATCCGGCGATGCAGGCAGCGGTGGGCGTGGGCCCGATCCCGCGCGGCTGCTGGCGGATGACCGCGGTGCGCGACAGCGCCAATACCGGACCCTTCAGCATCGTGCTCGAGCCCGAGCCCGGCACAGCTACGTTCGGCCGCTCGGCGTTTCGCGTGCATGGCGACAGCGTGCGCAATCCCGGCACGGCGAGCCATGGCTGCATCATCCTGCCGAGGGCCATCCGCGAGAGGATGTGGCGCAGTGGCGAGAAGCTGCTCGAGGTGGTGGAGTAG